GCAGGCGCAGAGGCTAACGATCCAGAAAGATATCAAAAGGCTACAAAATCTGGAAGATGGCAAACAGATAGCGAAAGATATATGGCTACAATTTTTTATAGAACAGATTTAAACATAGAAACAACCGCAGTAGAAGATGTAAGAAAGCTTTTTGTTGATAATGTTGCTTCCGCAGATATGGCACAAAAAGTAAAGCAATTAATTAAAAAACGTTTTTATCCAAAATCTGCAATAGAAGCTAATTTTGATAAAATATATAATAAGTTAATTAGTATGTCTAGTTTGAAAAACTATTTCTTTGATAGCGGACAAATTGATCCATTGTATGGAATGTCTGAATCAAATAAAAAAGCTTTCTCCGCACTAGTTGCTATACTAATACTATATAAGATCTATGACGTTGCTTCTCAGTGGCCTATGGTTGGCTGGGATGAATATTATAGCGATGGAACTCCGTATACCTTAAACTGGGACTTAATAGAAAAAGGTCTTGCACAAGTATACACAAAGGGTCTCTTGTACGTGGATAGTCCAGCTGTTCAAGACGCATCAAGTTTAATTCCGACTGTTAGAAAGGTACCTTAAAAATGGCTTCTGATTTTAGTTTTAATTTAGAAGATCTATCAGATGGCAAGTCTATAGTATCTAAAATGAAAAGTTCTTTTTATCCCGAGAACCAACAAGTTGTAAAGGGCACTTCCTATGCAATGGAGGGAGAGGTCGGCAGAAGCTTAATGTCTAGAGACCCTGCAAAGATAATCCAAGGAGATGGAGTCTTTAGAAACCCTGCTTTTGCTTTAGCTGGTTACGAACAAAATACTAAGTCAGCAATGCACACTGTAATATCTATGGGAGCAGATTTTGATGACGAAACAACAGTTATAGATCCAGACGATCCAACAAAAACCCTTAAAGGTTCTCAAGCTAGAATGGAAATAGCAAGAAAGTCAGTAATGTCAACTGGCTTTGCTCCTGATGGATTTGAAAAATCAATGAATGCTTTTGTGGCAAGCAAGGTTAGCGTTTCGACAGGTGGAGATTCTGGAGCGGGAGCAACTACAGGAGGAGCTGGAACCGGAACCGGAACTGTAACGACTTCTACTGGAGCCACACAGCCACACACAACAACGTCATACGGAACTTCCGGGGCTGCTGGAGTACTTAATGGCTCAACTAGAAAAATAGCTTTTGCTGAAGAAATGGACGCAAGAGAAAGAGTGGTATACGATCAAAAGGTTGATCAATTACTAAAAAAAGCAAACTTTAAAACAGAAGGAACTGGAGATATAACTGTATTTAGAAGTGGTTTTAAGTTAAGCTTTAATAAATCTGGAATGGTTAATGGAGTGACGTCTCAAGCCGCTAAAAAAAACCAACAGAACCTTGGAGGTCTTGGTTTTGAGATCCATCACAGTGGGTACTATGTTGAGCAAAATGGCAGGTATGTATATAAGGAAGATAAAATTACTGGACTAGGTAGTGGAGAAAAACAAATATTAATGTCTCCCACTTTAATAGAGTTCTTACTTAGAATAACTGATCATCTTTATATTATGGGTGACACTGGAGTTTGGAGAGGTATAGCTGGACCTAATTTTAGTAAACTAACTGCAAATAACAATGGAGTTAGTGACCATTCTTTTGGTAGAGGGTTTGACATTAAAAAGATAGGATTAACTACAGCCAATGTTAGCTATGTTTTAAATAATCCAGTTCCTCCACCAGGAAAATACTTAGCAGCCTTAGACCTTTTTCTCTCCCATGTTGAACAGCTTCCCCAAGAGTTGCACCCTGATTTAATTGTGGTTAGTTCAGATTTAGAAACAGAGCTTGGAATAGTCGAAGGCCTAGAATCTTCTAGTTCTCCAATTAGAGTTAAACATCCAGACCTTGCACCATTTACTAATATTTACTGTGATAAAAGCCATAGAAACCATATACACGTAAGTTGGAGTTCAGCAAGGTGTGGAAGCTATTCTATTCCAGTCACAGCACCTCCAGCTACAACTGGCTCATCAGGTTCTGGCACTGTTTCAGCAGCAAGTGTTGGTTCTGCCCTTTCGGCACCAATGTTAGTAAAGCTAAAAAAAGAATATTATACTGGATTAGAAGATGCAGATGCATTAACACCTCTTGATATATTTCAATTTTTATATAATTATGGTGGATTCATAGCAGAAATAGCAGCAATATTTGCTGGTATAGCTGTAAGAGAAAGTAATTGTGTACCATTTGTAAATAATAGACAGCGGAGCATTTGGACTATGGCAGTTCATTACTAGAACATCAGGAGGAGGAAAAGGTATTGTAAAAATTGTATCTCCAACTGAACAAAGAGTAAAGTGGTGGCACTTAGCTTATAAGAATTGGAAAGCAGAAAAACTACAGGACTCCAATGACAAAGCAGCTACATATTGTGACACCTTTATTAGAAAGAAACAGAATACAGATCCAGAAGGAACTAATGGATTAAGAAAGAAAAAGGGCGGAGCTGGAAGACAATATTATGACAGAAGAGCATTTGCCCCCATTAATCAAATATCTTTCCTAAGAACAAAAATAGGCAAAAAAACAGACGTTTCAGATATTGTTGGCTCTATGGATAATGGAACAAAAAATGGAATATTTGCTCCATGGGGAGCTGTTTATCTTGAACATAGTTGGATGTCTGGATTAGATTACGAGATAATCAAAAAAGTTTTTACAGAAGGAACTGGTAGAAATTCTTCAGAGCTAGACACTTGGATTCTATCAAGTGTTCCAGCACAATCCGACGCTAGAAAAGTTGACACTACAGATCAATCTGGAAGACAAAAAATAGAAGTGTTTGTTAGAGATTCTAAAAAATATGATATCATATATAAGTAAAGGATATTTTTATGGCAATTAATTATCCAAAATTTGATCAAAAAATAAATAGTTTAATTCAAGACTCCAAAATGCAGGAGTCAAAAACAAGACCAGGAACTATAATGGTATTTGATAAAATGTCAAATACTGCAACAATTGTTCTAGACGAAAAGTTTGGAGGTACAATTGGCGACATAATAGACCGAGTCCCTTGTCCATTTACCTATGGGCTCCAATCTGTAGCGCCTCATCCTGGAACCAGGTGCGTAGTCGCATTTAGAAACGACTCAGAAAGAGATCCGTATGTAGTGTCTATTATTGCAGACGCTTTTGACACTGCAAAAACTATAAGAAACAATTCAGTAAATACTGGAATACCAAAGTTTATGATTTAATATGATAGAAGAACCAATAGATAGGGCTAGACAGTCCTTTAATGAAATTACAGAGTTAAAAAAAAGAAAAGAATTTTCTACAAGAGAAGTTGGGATTAATCATCCAGACAATAAAGGCTTTATAAGAATTAATGATTCTGGAGAAATAGAAATTTTTGCAGCTCCTGGAATAGGTATTGTAATCAGCCCAAGTACTAGGGCTATATCTTTTTTTGCAGATTCTATTAAATTTTATAGCAGGGAAGATGATGGCCTAAAGTGGAATAACTCTTCTTTTAACCCGGCCTCTGATGTGTATAATGAGCCAGCCTTGATTAAAACTAGTGACTTTTATAATAATCCAGCTTTTTATAAAGTTAGTCATTATTTAAATAATTTAGACGAACTTGATGAGATAGAATCGGTTTCTCCCATTACTATAGGTGGTGACTCTGGTTTAGGTTTAGTTCCTGGACAAGAGGGTGATTTCTTTACTCCAGCAGTTGAGCCAGAGCTAAGTGAGTCGGATCAAGCTTTGCTAGAAAATTATATGAAAACGCATTCTGATACTGAAATTAGAATGTTAAAATATTTATTAATAAATGGATATTCTTTTTCAGAAGCTTCTAAAAAAGTTGAAAACAACGACTATCAAGTCGGAAATAATATGGAAGATTTTCCTTGGATAGAAAATGATTTGGAATAAATATGTCTGACTTTTACCTAGATCTTTCTGGTGATTTAAAAATATCTCCAAACAAAGATATCGCAATGGTTCAAAGTAGATCTCAAAATGATATACAACAGATATACCTTAGGTTAATGACCGAGCCCGGAGATTTTTATATTTATCCAAAACTAGGAACAGAGTTAAATGTGCTGTACGGAATGCCTCAAAGTCAGGCAACCGGAGAGATGGGCAAGCGCTTAATAAGACAGGCCCTTTTGAGAGAAAATGTTTTTGCAGATAGAAAGATATCTATTACAGCAGTGCCAACGTCAAATAACTCTATAAGGTTTGATGTTCACATAGAGGATAACTCAGTGGATCCAATCACAATATCTGTAACGCAAGAAATATAATATAGGAGACAAAAATGCCAGTGGTGTATAGCAAAACAAAAGATCAGATACTATCAAAGATATTATCTTCACTTCAGCAAAACGCTGGCATAACAGCTACCTATCCAGGCTCAGTTGCAAGAGCTTTAGCAGAATCAATGGCTGTTGAAATCGGAGATCTTTATGAGGCTATTAGATTCAGCGTTGAACAAACATCATTATCAACGGCATCAGGAAGATCTCTTGACCTAATTGGTGATCTATATGGGGTATTTCGCAGATCTGTTTCAGAAGACCTTCAGCAGGAAAGAGCAAGCTTTAACCTATCCTTTTATATAGATGGTCCACATTCATCTAACATTATCATACCTAAGGATACGCTTATATATAATAATGTTACAGATTTTTCTACGGTTCAATATCAGTATAGGTTGGTAGACAGCGCAACAATCATTGCAGGAACCACTAGAGCATTTGGTAGAGTTATTCCTAACTTTACCAGTACAGACTTCACTGCTTCAAAAAATACTTTAACTCAACATAACTACATTCCACCAAGTGGGTTAATAGTTTACTGCACAAATACAAAAGAAGTATATTCTATGGTCAACATGGAATCTGATGACATGTATAGAAAGAGAATAGTTAAGGCAATAAAAGCTAATTCATTTGGAACGGCAGAATCTCTTAGATTAAGAGCATTGGGCGTCCAAGGAGTTAGAGACGTAAGAGTTAGAGAGTCAAGCTATGGTCTTGGTTCATGTGACATAATAGTTGTTCCAGAGTCTCAAAGAGTTACAGCTAATTTGGTCACAAGCATTTTTAACTCTTTATCAGAAGCTAAGCCTGTAGGTATTAAGTTGAATGTAAGGATTGCCGAAAGGGCTCCAGTTCATCTTGCAGTTAGCGTTGTTCTTCCTACTGGAATTAGCACCTCTACTGCAACTGGAATTGAAAACCAAATATCTCTTTTTTTAAGATCTTACTTGAATTCTAAAACAATTGGTGATAGTATATCTAATGGAGACATTGAAGGAATAGTTAGATCAGCATCTGATTTGGTTAAATCGGTGAATGTTTTGAGCGTTTCAGTAAATGGTCAAGAAGTGCCAAAAGGTATTTTTACAATAAATGATGATAGACAGTACATGGTAGCTGGATCTGTGTCAGTATTTTCTGTTATAATGTCTTCTATAACTTATTAAACAGAAAGTGATGTACATGAAAGAAAAGTACTTTCTTGTCACCAACAAGTCTATTGTAAAAGCAAAAAATATGACTCATGCAAAAGCATTAATTGGTGGCGACGATAGCGTTCCTGGCAGCATTATGACAGATAATGCAACCGCAAGAGAGGTTGATGAAGAGAATGCCTCTTCATATTTTTCTGTAATTTCAGAAGAAGATTCTTTTGAAGATCAATACGAAGACTACCCAGAAGTTGCTTCAGCGGCTTCATCAATACCAGCTTCTACTGTCGACTTTTTAAGATCAGAAAACAAAAGACTTGCTCGTCTAGTCGATAGATATAAGAATGTTAGAGACGAAGCAGGGCACATTGTCTATCAGGCTGCATACGATGCATTTAACGAATTTGAACTGCCAAAGATACCAAAGCCGTCATTTCCAAAGTCTTCGTCAACATCAGAAACTGCAGTAGCTGTACTGGCAGACTGGCAGATGGGTAAAGTTACTCCAGATTATAATACAGAGGTCCTAGCTAAAAGAATGGAACTCTACATGGATAAGCTGATTGAGATTACAAACATACAAAGAACTCACCATCCAGTTAAGAACCTTCATGTTTGGATACTCGGAGATATAGTAGAGGGTGAGGAAATCTTTCCAGGACAAAGCCACCTTATTGACTCTGGGATATATCGACAAGTTGGAGTTAATGGACCAAAGATTCTTGGTAACTTCCTTAAAACTGCCCTTGAGCACTTCGAACATGTACACGTTACTGCCGT